CATCTTATCTTCGTCTTCGTACTTTGCATACTCTAAGCCAAACAGGGCATTAAGACCCGGAAGCAGCTCTTTGAGCATTTGCGCTCTTGAAATAGCCATTCGCTAGTCTCCTGTTATGTGCCTAAGGCTCTGCGATACTGATGCATTCCGCTGTTATACGTCAGAAGAACATTAGTAAAAGCATCACCAACTGTACTTTCTGGGCCATCAACAAACTCCAAAATTCGTAAAGGGAGAGTGTTAGTAGTAGCAGCAGTTCCGGCGTTAACCGAATTGTGACTACGACCAGCCTGAACAGTACCTGCTGTTTGAACAACGGCAATGTTATTGCCGAGCGTGGTTTGTGCCAATGCCGCATTTCCCTGCATTCTAAATACAGCGTCTGGGTCATCTAACACATAGGCCATTGCGTCAGACGCAACAGTACCCGTGGGCCAGCTTTGGTTAAAAGTTGGCTGGCTAGTATTTGGGTCTGTGTAAAAACAGCCCATAAATATACCAACCGGAGTCAAAGTAGCCGTACCAGTGTCCTTCTCGACAGTTCCGGTTGCTACCAATTTAACAAAGTCGCCATAAAAAATAGTTGCAGCATAAGCGCTGGTTATTTTGATATGACGAACCTTGCCGGAAAAAGAACCACAAGCGCTTAAACCGCCAACTGGTTCTGCTCCCATAGGGGTTGCAGTTGTAGACATAATCATCTCCTATGTCATTAATGAAGACAGCCCCTTAAACAGAACTATCCTCTACCATAAGTTGTCCTACTAGACCTATCTCTGATAAGAGGCATAACAGGGTTCTCTTCCCGCATAAAGCTTTGGTCAACAGCGTCCATCTGATTTTGAGCCATGTCTCTATAGTATTTAGCCCGCTTTGAAATCTCCTCTTCAGGAATCTTACAAAGCAAAAGCCCACCTACTTCAACATTTCCCTTAAATTGGGAACCCACATCAGACATAACCTTTAACTCAGGATGAGCTTCTGATTTAACCGGAATCCATCCCTCGCGCAGTTTTTGCGAGACATTAGTATTATCCGCTTGCCCCAGAGAGCTGGTACGAATCCAGCGAAACTTCCAACCTTTTATAGGATTGGGAGTGGGCAGTGCGGTAGCAGGCCGCCATGAATCATTCGGCCTAGTGTCATTAATGCGCTCATCTTCTGAGCGGTCGGTGGTATCCACCTCGGTTGCGCTATTTTCTTCAGACATTGCTTGCTCCTACATTTTCACGTATTCAGTAGCATACTGTTCATTGGTTATCCCAAGCTTTTTAGCGACATCCGCCTGAGATGTGGTAAGTCTAAGTTTGCGTGTTCTCGCCCCGTTATTTCTAGCAGAGGGAGAAACCACGTTAGTATTACGGCGAGGAGCAGAAGAGGATCGACTTACTGATACTTCTTCTTCAACCACTTCTTCTTCCCCAAAATAATCGGGGAATCTCGCTCGTATTCTTTTATCTACTTCCGAATAATAACGATTTTCATCACGAACAGGGTCCAGTTGTAAATCTTTTGTCAACGTGTCATGAATCGCATAACCCACTGCCGTCATTTCTTTGTGAAGAGGAGAAACCTGCTCTCCTTGTTTAACCGTAGGTTGAAACCACGGGTTGTCTCTTTGCCAATCTTCCTGCCTGTCACTCATACGAGGACGAACAGGTAAAGGTGTATCTTGAACTGGAGGCGCTTTTTTAAGGCGTTGCGATCTACCTTCTATGTCACGCTGACGTATTTGAGTGTCAGTTAATGCTTTTTGAGCAGCAGCTATCTGTGTTGTATCGCCCGCCTCATGAGCATTTTTAAAACTTTCTTCAGCCGCAGCCATTTCAAGGCTGGTTTTTTTCTGCACAGTATCAAGAATAGCTGTTTCACCTTTGCGTAACAGCTTCTTTAAAGACTGGTTTTCGTTATGTAGCTTTTGACTAATACGTTCATGTTCTTGCAGCGTCCGTTCAGCTTCTCCCCGCTTACGGCGGTCAGCATGATTTACGGCTCGCAGTTTGCCGATACGCTTTTGAACTTTCTGACTGTAGCCTTTCAGCTCCTCTTCAGTAACATCGTCAGCGTATTCGTTAACAGCCTCTTGTCGAGCAGGCTTCCGGTCTTCTTCAGGCGTGTCATCAATAATTTCTACTGATGAATCCTCTACAGGCTCTTCGTTAACCCGCGACTTCATGCCAAAAAATTGATCATCAGAAGATGTTTCGGTTTCAGTGAATTCTGCATTACTCATACTTTCATCACTCCTCTTGGGTCTTCAACAACAGCTTCTACACTGTCATCGTTAATAAGCCGAAATTCCTTACCATGAACTTTAAATCGAGTTCCTGAATATGATCTCATAATAATAAAATCACCTTCTTTGCAATAAGGCCCATCAGGAAAACGCTTCTTATCTCTATAAGCATCCGGTCCCATTTTAATAACAAAGCCAACCATAGAGCCAACTTCTTCTAGCTCAATAGTTTCTTGTGTTTTAAGAATACCCCCTTTGCTGGCCTTATCAGGCTCCGGCAAATTGATAAGTATTTTATACCCTTTTGGGTCTGGGACTTGACGAGCTTTTCTGCCTTCTAAATCTTCCGGCTCTTCGGTTTCTATGTTTACCGAGCTTACTTCTGCTAATGCTTCTGTCATTAGTGTTTCCTTGCACTGGAAATAAGTGTCCAGAGTCACGATGCACCGTAGTATACGGAGATTAGTTTTCCTCGTCAGCTTCTACCATGTCGAGCAATTCTCTTTCTGCCAAAGCAAGACCTTCAATAATCCCGCAGCATTTTTTATATTCTTCTAAAGTTTTACATCCGTCAGCGCTTATATGATCAGCGGTATCATTCATTGCTTCGCGCAATTTTTTCTGAAGGCGCGTTAAAACATCACCCTCATTCATTGTCACGATCCGTTATCTTTTTAGTTCTTTCATCGATCATAAGTTCTTTTGCAATCTGCACCCCAAGTTTAGCGCCTTCTAGTTTGTCTTTGGAAGCAATTTTTTTCGATTCCAATTCTTCTTGCGTATTTGTTTCTGCAATCTTAACGCCAAGTTTAGCGCCTTCAATTTTTTGATCCATTGCTAACTTCTCTCGATCCAAGTCATCTTTAGCTGCTGCCTTGGTTAGATCAGCTTGTATTCGTGCCATATCAACTTGTGTTTTGCTTTGAACTTTTTCAGCCTCAATGCTTAGCTCTTCTTGTTGTAATTGAAGAACTGGGTCTTGAGCTTGTTCCGCCATTTTCTCAGCTTCTACACGTTGCTGGGCTTTTCCTGTTAGTTGTTCCGCAGCCGGAACAATCATTTTCGCCAACCTATCTTCTACATCTTCTGGCAAAGTTGAATCAATTTCAGGTAAGTGAACTCCTAATTCTCGCTCAATGTCTCTACGATATTTAAAAGCCACATGCTCTGCAATATGTGCATTTAAGGATGCTTGCTTAATAGCTCCATCAGGAGACATATTAAGTTTTTCACCTATTTCAGGGTCTTCCATTGCTGCTATATGAATAGCAATGTGAGCCTCGTGGTCTTGATACATGAATGCCTTGACCGGGTCACCAATAATAACATTCATATTTTCTGAAACTTGGTCGGTAGGCTTCATGTCTTCTTCATTTGGTATGATCTTGTCTGCATCTCTAATGCCAAGCACTTCCAGCATCTGACGATGCAACAAGGGCAGGTTGTACATTTGAGGCGCTTGCTGGGCTAACTGCAAAGCGGCCTGATATTGCATAATTCGTTGAGCCATTGTCCCAGCGTTAGGATCACTAACGGGAATAATGTCTACTCGATCATCAAAATCCTCACGAGTAATCTCATTACCCTTACTTCCATAGGGATATTGGTCTGGTCCTTCTTCAGCTACAATATCGGAAAGAATTCTAAGTTCTTTCTTCATTGCCGCATGAACACGCGCCTGAACAGCGCTAATAACCTTCATTTCGCGCTCTAGGAGCGCTAATGTCGTACCTACTGGCGCTTCACCGTTAATATCTGCCGCTTTTACGTCACCAGCAGAGGCGAATCTACGACCATCTTCCACAACTTCCTGAAGCATCGTATGAAGTACCGCAGATGGCTCCTTATACGGTAAAAAGGAGATGTTATCTTTAATAACGCCGCCCGGAACGTCTACATCTCGAAATTCTCCCGGCATAATGGGCGAACTATCGCCTTTAATACGCAATCCTCGCGTTTTTAAGCCCCCCGGAAGGTTTGCCAACGTACCAGCGTCAATTAATTGGCGCAATAAAGACGTTGCTGACTTAGTAAGGCCTCCAATCATGGTGACTAAGCCAAATCCGTAGAATCCTAGCCCCGGTAAATATTGGTAATGGACAAAATGTTGACGCTTTAGCTTTAATTCATCTCCTTCTTTCCAATTTCTGCGAATTGAAAGAATAATATTTGACCCTTTATCAATAGTAATGACATAGGGCAGCCCAATATGCGTAGGCTCGCTATTTTCTAAGTCTTCAAACCCCGGCAAATCTACATTGACCATCATTTCCAGAAGGGTATGACGCTGATCTACTTCATAATTTGGGTTAGAACCTGTAAGTTTATTGTATTTGGCGGCAATTTCAGTGGTGTCGGGAGCAGGGGCTGGCAATTCAATATCCGCGTACCATCCACTTTGTTGTAATTTTAAGACTTCGTTACTTTCCGTCTTCATTACATGAGTGCAGCGCTCGGCTGTTTCTAAATCGGAAGCCCCATAGTTAACTACAAAGTCTTCTGCTGGAACAAACATAGAGCAAGGACGGCCTAATGTCTGATCAAAATAAACTTTTCTAAAAGCAGAGCCAGCTATAGGCAAAGAAAACAATAACTTTTCTGTTTCTGTTCGATACTCAGTCATCTTATCGGTCATCAAGTAATTAAGATAAGACTGTACTCTTTCTGCTTGTTTGGCTTTTTCATCTGTTATGTCACCGACAATGGTGGTTTTTGCAGGCCCAGTAGCAGGGAAAACTTCCATAATCGTTTGAGATTGAAACCTTACAACCGCTTCAGCGAGCATTGGATGAAATACTCCGCAAGCTCCATTCCAAGGCGTTGTTCTGTTTTCAAACTTCATGCCCATCAGGTCGAGTCCTTTAATATAGGACTCTTCCCAGTCATGACGGCTTTCTTTATCTCCGTCATAGAGATGCACTAATTCACTCCCAAGCCGATCCAGCTCAGGCTCATCCATAAAATCCACAAGGTTGTCGTAATGGCCCGGAGTGTCAGTTTCCTGATCAAAGTCCATTTCAAATTCCATGTCATCTGTAGACACAGAAATAGAGTCAGGATTTTCCACCTCAATGACTAATTCATCGGCAGGTGGCGTTGCTCCATTTGTGTAAAACGCTTTTTCAATAGCCACTAAGTATTAGTCCTAAAGTTTCCGCCTCTAGTTGCAGCGCCCATGCCACGAGCTTTTATAGTCTTAGTCTTGGGAGCGCCATCAGGAATGTTGACAGCCGTTGTAGAAGCCGCTCTTCCGCCCTTTGCTAACAAAACATTCTGTCCCATTGCCATTCTCTTATGCTGAGGAATCAACATATTAGACTGTCTTTGAGTGCTGGGCTTGGGCGTTTTTCCGCCAGTCTTCATTCC